GGAACGATATAGAAAAAAGGTCAAGGCTCTTGAGGTTTTTATTAGTTCTTGACCAAATGCTAAATGTCGTGTTTTGGAATGGGAGTCAAGATGAAACAGTTAGCTCTCATATAGGTAGAAGGATTGATAATGGTGAAGCAACATGGTTTGATAAGAAGCTTTGTTACTTACTTAGTAAGCTAGAAAATAATCATTGCTCAAAAAGCATTGGTGAATAAATTTAAAATAAAGGAAAAAATATGGCAACAACAACGAGAAATGAGACGATTTATGAAAACTGGGAACCAAAAAATTTTTCATTACTTTCCAATGTTTCTCAAGTGACTTTTGAATATTGGCCTGCGCAAACACCACCAACAGCAAACGACACAGGGCATCCACTTATACCTGGTGCTGGATTAAACTATAACGTATTCGAAGATGATACAGTAATTGTATATTTTAGAAGTAGAAACATGAATGCGATTGCAACTATTACGGAGTCAATATAATGGAGGTAAGTGCAACAATTACAACAATGAAAATTATTTGGAACGCAATTGCATTTATAGTTAGCTCTATTTTAGTTTATTTTGGACTAGAGCAAGAATCAATTTTATCTCTTACGGCATTAATTATCATTGATTATGTAACAGGGATAATGAAAGCAAAAAGAATTGGTGAATCAATTACAAGCAACAAAATGAAATATGGAGTTGCAAGTAAACTTATACTCTTAATAATCCCAATTACAATTGCAATTGGAGCGAAAGGAATCGGAATAGATTTAAGTCAATTGATTTTTATTTCTCTATGGCTGTTGATTTTTTCAGAAATGTATTCAATTTTGGGAAATATTGTTTGTTACACAAAAGGAACTTATTTGCCAGAAATTGACGCAGCTTCAATTATTGCTAAGCATATAAAAGGTTATTTTTTAAGACAAAATGGAGAAGATAAATGATAACAGCAATAACAGCCCTATTTGGCAAATTTAAATATTACATAATCGCAATATTTATTTTACTTTCATTGTATTTTTATATGACATCTTTAAAAACAACGATTGAATTACAAAAGCAAACAATTACTAAAAATGAGATTGATAAACAAAATATCATAGACGGCTACGAACTTACTCTAAAAGTTGAAAAAGAAACATCAGTCCAAAAAGCTATTACACAAGAACAAAAAGAAGTCGTAGTTACAAAATATAAAACCTTAATCAAAGAAGTTGAAAAACGAGGGGAGATAAAACAAGATGAAAAAAGCAGTTTTACTATCGTTACTTTTTAGTTTTATCTTTGTTGGATGCTCAAACAAAGGAGTTCAAATAGTTTTTAAAGAAAAACTTGTTTGTGTTGTGCAACAAAAAATCGAAAGAACTCAACCTGTGCAAATTAGAGTTCACAATGATGATATAGAAGTGGCCAAAGCTTATAAATATGCAATTGATTCAAATATAGAGTTCTATGAAAAGCAAGTTGATAGAAACAATAAGTTCTGTGAAGATATTAAAAAAATAAATGAAAGTGAGGGAAAATAGTATGTTTAGTTTGTTTCAACGGTTTAATACTTTTAATATGTTTGGAAATAATAGAAATAATAAACGAATAATTTTCACAAGTTCAGATAATTTTATAATAATCAGTTCAGATAATTTCATAATAACAGGAAGGGGATAATATGCCAATTGACATAACAAACAAAAACGAAAAAAAGATAAATTTAACAGGTGCTCAAATAGCATCTGCTTTGATAAATAGTCATGAAAATTTAGTAGTTTTAAATGATTTATATAATATTGGTGTGCCAGGAACAATTGGCTTTGGAGTAGGAGCGATTCCCTCTTCTCAAATCCCAACAGGTATGTATCCAATGGAAGGACACTATGACAAAGCTCATTCAAATTATGGAAATGTGATTACTTCAACTGGTTCTATTATGGTTGCAATTCCTAAGTTTTATTACAAAATTATGCCGCCTAGTGTAAATGTATTTCTAATTTCTAACATTCAGTATGATGGATATGTACTAGACAGAATGTTCATTAACGCAAATACCGAACTGGACTATGTCTTAGTAGATAAATTTACTTGTGGAAATGTAAATGGAATATTTACAAGTAAAGCAGGGATTGACCCATGCTCTACTGCTACGCTACATAATCCAATTGGAAATTTAGCAAATACTCCTACTAATACAAATGGTGGATTATATAAAGCTGTTAAAACAAGAGGTGAAAATTACTTTTTAACTTCGATATTTATTTATAGTGCTTTAGCAAGATTAGCAAAAGCACACGCAGATGCTGGAACTATTGCAACTTGTGCATTTAAAGATGTTGCACCATATTTACCTAAGGGATGTAACAATAATGCCCTTAAAGATTCAAATGATGCTTCTGTTGTTTATGAAGCTAGTGGATATAGCAACTGTGGAAAAACAGGAGCTATAACTAACTTTGCAAAAACAACGCACAATGGTCAAGCTTGTGGAGTTGCTGATTTAAATGGAAATATGTATGAAGTTGCAAGTGGATTTATAAGAACTACAGCTTTAGGATTTTTAATATTAAAAGAATCTGTAAATATTGCAGCTATCCAAACAGACTCGGTGACTCTTGGAGCTGGCGGAGCATACGACACAAATCTCTATGATGTAATAGACCTGAGTGATTTAATATCTAATACAGAAGTAGGAACTTGGGTTAAATTTGGAAATGCAGCAGAACAAGTTTTTGGATTTAGTACAGATAGAAATAGTGCAGCATATAAAAGAACATCTCTTAATATGCCATTAGTAAATGGAGTAAGCGTAAATGGTACAACGGAATTCGGTACAGATGGTTTATATAAATTTTTAAGAGATGGCTTGGCTTGCTTGGTCGGGTTTAGTTGGGGTAATGGGTCGAATGCGGGTGTGTTCGCTTCGAGTTTGAGCAATGCTCGGTCGTTCTCTTACGATTATGCGAGTGGTCGTGCCTCTTACAATGTGAAGATGTCATAGTGAACGATAGTGAGCGGTATATCTAATGGCAACAAATAGTGAAGCAGTTTTAAATCATAGATATTTTGAAATGATTAAATTATTGAATATATATCTAAATCATTTTCCAAGATATGAAAAGTTTGCATTAGCAAATAATATAAGAATCACTGCATATGAAATATATGATTTAATAACTGAGTGTCAAAAGAGGTACTTTAAAAAGACCTCTTTAACACAACTAGATGTTACCCATGAGAAATTAAGAATGCAAATATATCTAGCAAATGAACTTGGATACTTTTCTTTCAAAGATGGCAAAAAAGATAAAGAAATAGAATCCATGCATAGGTATTTAGCTATTTCAAAACTTGTTGATGAAATAGGAAAAATAATAGGTGCATGGATGAAAAAACTAAAAGAAGATGGAAATTTTAAATGAATAATCTAGGGCAACATAACAATATGTTTAGCTTGGCTTGCTTGGTCGGGCTTAATTGGAGTAATGGGTCGAATACGGGTGTGTTCGCTTCGAATTTGAGCAATGCTCGGTCGAACTCTAACGATAATGCGAGTGGTCGTGACTTTAGTTCTAAACCTGAAACTACAATGGTAGAAACTGGAACTATAGGGATATGTTGCCCTGCTAATAGCGAAATAGAAAATAAATTTAGTCTTTTGAGTAACACAATTGAAAAACAGACTAAAACAAAAAGAATAGGATATTTATTTGAAAAAACATTTACTTTGGAAAATCTTTATGAAGCTTTCTTAATTGCTAGAAAAGGCAAAAGAAAAAAAATAGCTATCTTAAGATTTGAAAAAAACTTAGGAACCGAACTAGAAAAATTACATAATGAGTTGCACGATGGAACTTATGAACCAAGACCATACACACAGTTTAAAGTATATGAACCAAAAGAAAGAGTAATTAATGCTCCTGCATTTAGAGATTTAGTTGTACAGCATGTTATTTATAAAGCAATATACAAAATCTTTGATAGCAGCTTTATAGATGCTTCTTATGCTTGTAGAAAAGGAAAAGGTACCCATAAGGCTAGTATTTATACTCAAGAACAGATGTGTAAATATAATGGAAATCTATACTTTGTAAAACTTGATATTAGGAAGTTTTTCTATTCTATAGATAGAAATATTTTAAAAAAGTTTTTTGAGAAAAAAATAAAAGATAAAAAATTTGTAAATATCATGTTTGAGTTTGCAAAAATGGATACCTTAAAAGGTATTCCAATTGGAAATTTATTATCTCAAATTTATGCTCTTATATATATGAATCCATTGGATCACTATGTTAAAAGAGAATTGAAGACTAAAAGCTATGTTAGATATGTAGATGATTTTGTACTAATTGGATTAACTTTAGATGAAGCAAAAGAATCAAAAAAATTGTGTGAAGAGTTCGTAAAAAATGAACTTGACTTGAACTTGTCACATTGGCACATTCAAAAGATTAAAAGAGGTATTAATTTCGTGGGTTACAGAACTTGGAAAAGAATCAAGTTTGTAAGAAAACATAGTATTTATAAAATGAAAAAAGCAATAAAAAAATTAAAAATTGAATCAATAGTATCTTTAATAGGGCATGCAAAATATACAGCAACGCTGAAATACTATAAAAGATTATTGATTGACTTTAATATTTTAAATTTATTACCAATAGGAGTTAGAAAATGTTTAAGCATGTAAGATTTATCGAAGTAGAAGATGAATACACAAAACTAAGTTTTGTGCAAAAAGATGAAGAAGTAAAAGTTATCAGATTTGATAAACCAATAGCAGTATTAATATCTCAAGATGAAACAAAAATCGATGAACTGATTTCATTACAAGATGAAAGAATCCTTTGTGAAGTTATTACAATTAATGAGTTTAAAGCTTTAGTTGAAACAACTGCACAATATTCAAGAGTGTTAGAATTATCAGCAGAAAGACTTGAAAAAAATATGGAAGTCATTAAAAGGAAATATCCTGAAAGTGAAAGAGCTACATGGCCTAAACAACTTTCCGAAGCTATAAAATGGCTGGAGACAAAAAATGATGATGATGCACCATATTTAAAAATTGTTTCAGACAGAGAAAACGATACCGTTGAAAACTTTGTAAATGCTGTACTAGCAAAAAATGCAGCCTACACAGCGTTTAGTGCAAACGCAAACTCAGACAAGAGATTGTATCAAGCTGAATTATTAAGTGAATGGGGGATCTGATGAACTACGGCGTAATAAATTTAAAAAGAATTGATGAAGATGCACAAATGATTTGTGACTGTATTGGTCATGGAAAATATGAAACTGCAAAAGAGATGATAATAGAAACTGCAATCGCAGAAACTGGGTTAGGTCAAATTGAAGATAAAACAGTTGGTGCAGGTATGGGTGTCACTCAATTTGACCACTTCCCTTTCGAAGATATTAAAAAAAGAAATATGAGATTACAGCCTAAGATATTAAAAGAATTAGGTATTGATATTGCTTTAGTTGAGTGGGATGATTTGAGATACAACCCATTTTTAGCACTGTTATTTACTAGATTGCTTTATTGGTTGAAGGGCGACCCAATTCCTAAAACCATTGAAGAGAGAGCTGCATATTGGAAGCTTCACTATAATACAAAACTTGGAAAAGGTACGATTGCGCATTATTTGGAAATGAATAAGAGATATGGAATCAAGATGAATTAATTTCTTTTGCTGATATTAACTGCAAATTTT